ATAATATCTGGGAATAATAATGGTTTAATTTTGTTAGATCTATACTTTGCTACCACCATATAGGGTATTTCTGTGGTATCTACCACTGTAAATGCAGAATAATCCTTAGTTAGACCCCTAGCAACGTCAACACAGATGTGATATGAGTGCCCTTCAACTGGATCTTCATAGACTGACAGTCCTGCTTCCTTCTTAATAGGTTCTTCATAGACTAAAGTCTTTAATTTAGTACTACTGATGAGAGTATTAACAGATCCTAGGAATTCACACTCAAATTCTTGGTTGAATTGCTCCTCAGATGTGTTTCGTATCGTCTCTTCTTTCCATTTAGCATCTCTACCAGGCACCTGTTGCCAGTGTACCTCTGTTGTAGTGTATTCATTCTGTCCTTTCTCTGCGTCATGCCACAGTTTATAGAACATATTCATCCCTTTAGGGGTAGATATGATAATAACTTTAGTTGACTTACCAGAAGATATAGTAGGATAGACACTACTAAAGAACTCGTCAGCAATATGCGTCGGAATAAAGGCGAATTCGTCCAAAAATATAATGTTAAAGGACATGCCCCTAACAGCAGAAGCACTAGTACTTGCAGCCAGGATTTTACTTCCATTTTCCAATTCCAAGCTTCCCCTGTTCCAGTTGACAACACCTTGTTGGAGCCATTTAGGAAGATTTTCATAAGAAAGTTGTAGGCGGCCCAACATTTCTCTTGCAGTGGCTGCTTTGTTTGCGAGGATTGCGATGTTGACATTATCATTAAAGATTGCGTACCACAGTAGATATGCAGTAACCACTGTAGATTTACCTGACTGACGTGGTAGCTTTGCTATATTGAATCTATTCTCATGGAATCGATTCACCATGTCTTCTTGGAAATCGTACAGATCAAACCCAACTATACCCTGATCGAGGTTAACGATCTTGATATAGTTACGAATGAAATAAACAGGATCTTGACTACACTTTATAAACTCTTGCACCTGATCAGGTGTAAAGTTCGTGTTGACATTAGCCCGTTTCAGATTCGGGTTACCTAGATATATCTCCTGCTTCTCAGCCATTGGCTTCTTTGATTGCCTCTACGATAGTCCTTTTCAATTGATTCTGTTTCTTTCTACCGATGCCAACAGAGGCATCTATCTTTACTTTAACCCAGTAAAGACCTATTAATACTAGAGTGAATGGAATAGCATCTGCCCATGAGATCTCATTCCATGCTTCTACGACATTTAATACTGAAAACATTAGTATAATCCTGGTAAGTTAGCGGCTGTAGTGGCTTGGAGCCCATCTCCCACTTCGGGTAGCGGATCTCCCTCACTTGGTTCCACGTCAATGGTACCATTTGCTTCTCTGATTGCTCTTAATGATGCGAAGTCCTTACGTTTGGTACCACCATCATAGTCCCAAGCATAACCTTCTTCAATCATCTGCTCATTCAGCGAAATATCAGAGTCGCCAACATAGAGCCAACCAAGAAGCCTACCATACTTCCCAACGCCACCCTTAAGTTCAGTTCTAATAGTGAGCTCATCATCTCCTTTAATGGTATCCTCTAGGGTACCTTTCATCCAGTTTGTAGCATCTATTCCCAATGCCTTCTCTTCTAAATCTCTAGTCCTCTTCTCAGGGGTATCGATACCTGCTACACGAACACGTTCGTGTTTATAGATATCAAATCCGAGATCTATTACTACGTCAATGGTATCCCCATCAACTACTTTTTTAATCTCCGTTACTCGAAAGTTGTAGCAACTCTTCCGAGATGGGGGTGTCATCTTTCCCATTTTCTTCATAAGCCATCTTAAGTATATAGACAATATACCAAGTGACAATTACTAGAAGTATCACAATCATCCAAATGACACCCCATACAACCATTATAGATTTTCCTCTTGCTCAGTTAATAATGTTACATCAGATGTGGGGGTTGCAACACATGTAAGTACAAAACCATCTTCAAGTTGCTCGTCATCTAAGAAGAATTGATCTTCTTGATTAACAGTACCCTCAACGATCTTCATACAGCATGAAGAACATGAACCTGCTCGACAGGAATAGTTGTGGTCTAAACCCGCTTCCTCCAAGGCATCTAAGATTGTAGTCTCTTCATCACACTCGAAGGTGTTAACTTCACCCTCAGGTGACTTAAGTGTTATAGTAGCCATTTATATGATACAAAGCAATGTTATTTATTCTACATGAATAACGCCTTTCATGCCAGCCCCTGCATGAGGTGCACATGAGAAATTATAATCTCCTGCATCTGCAAAAGTAATTTCCTGTGTCTCACCTGGACTAAACATTAATGACTCTCTTGATAGATCTTCTCTACCATCAACGATGATGTTGTGAGGGGGTAAGGCATTATTGATGAATGTAACTGTATCTCCAGCAGAGATAGTCACTTCACTTGGTTCAAAGACTAGGTTACCTTCGTAACCCATCTGTATATCAACAGCGTATGCTTTCGCTGCTAGTGTCATTGATAAAAACAATGACGTTAACATAATAGTTAATCTGGACATCCACCACATAATTTCGTGTTTCATAATTCGACACCCATCGTGCAATAGTCAATAAAATGAGGATGCTCCCTTAACCCAGGGACATCCTCTTTTGAATGTTCTATTGCTTCGTAGGCATCTTGTGCGTATTCACAAATTTCATAACGTTCTCGGTTTGAATCGTGGTAACCAACCGTGTAGTGGGACATGATAGTTTCAACTCCACTAAGTCTCGAATGACGTAAGTATTTATTCCTGTTTCTTGTTTTTCTCTTTCCTTTTTGTCTCTTTCCTAACCTGTTTAGCATAGTAAACTTCCTGTGGTGTATACCAATCAGGATGTTCCTTTGCTCTCTTAATTAATAACTTAGCCGCCTTCTTATTCTTCAACCGTTAATATTCTGCGATGGTGCTCTGAAGTACTTATTTATAACCTCAACCTGATCATGATACCTTGCTATCTTATCTAACTCAACTCCAATCGCTTCTGTTATATCAGAGTGCTCTCCGATACCCACAGGATTCTCAAGATAAACATTAACGTTCACCTTATGCTTCTCAATCTCACCCTGAGCATGTGCTAGGACTGCTCTGATTAATTGTTCTCTCATATGTAATGCCATGACTATTCTTTAGTTAATTTAGGGTTCTTAGGACAGAGGGCTTCATGCTTTTCAATATAATCGTACGGACGCTTATGTCCTTGTGGTGCTTTAAGTCCACAATAGATGCATACAGTACGTGTGAATCCTGGGCTAGCCATAATGATAACTCGGTTTGTTAGTTTTCTTGGATAGCTTCTTATCTCTGACCTTAGTGCCAGAGGTTTCACCGTATCCCTTTGGATGCTTACCAGGTTTACTCTTACCTAGATTCTCAGAAGCCTTTGGCTTCTTAGATTGGGTGTCATGTAAACGTGCTGGCTTATCCTTATCTTTAGTTATAACACTTTCTTGTCCATGTTTACGACCTAATCGTCGCATAACTTTACCAAATCTTCTTTTACTCATGCCTTTAGCAGGAGTTGTTTGGTATGAGACTTCACGTCCAGTGCCTTCCTTTCCACCATCAGATGTATATTTATATTCACCTACACCTTTCTTGTATCCTATTCCTTTCTTCTTGAGGTCTTTTTCGAGCCCCTTGCGGGACTCTTTATTCTTTTTTGCGTCTGTACCCCTGTCTGCACTAATGTTTCCAGTGGTTTGAGTCTTTGATTTAGACAACATTCTAGTCGTAGGGTTTCCCTCTGCTATGAATGTTTTAAATGACATCAAAGGAGTCACAGACTCATCCTTAACATGGTCTGCCTTCTTATATAAAGGTTTGCCTGTCTTGGCATTCTTCTTACCTGACTTGTATCCTTGCCATGCTGGTGTGTTACCTTTCTTATCAGCATTGGTAACAGTATACTCTTCTTTTGCCTCTTGCTTACGCTTTGATGCAGCAGCAGCATAGAATTTAGATGCTTGCTTGACTCGCTTCTTAGCACCTTCTCTATCTCCAGCAACTGCTTTCTTTCCACGATCAACATCAGCAGCCTTAGATGCTTTCTGAAGTGTGTCAGAGGATAGCTCGTGAAGTACCTCTTCTTTTTTAGTATTCATAATAGCTCCTTTGCCATATTTTGCGGTGATCTGTGATTTAACAATATCAAGTGCAGACTTACCTTTACCATATTTCTTTTCTGTCTCTTTCTGTAAGACAGTTTTACCCTTCATCTTCTTACCACTAGATCTACTAGGGGTTGACTTACGATCAGAACCATCGTGTCCGATACCATACTTTACGAGACGATCATCTCGCATCCTATCGTAACCTTCTTCTCCGAGGTTTACTGATTCAGTCTCAACATACTGAGACTTATCACCTTTGATCTTTTTATCTCCACGGTTTGATCTATGGAGTGCTCTCCTTAGTTTACCATGACCAGCAACGTTATGACTGACACCAAACTTACGAACGTTTCTGTCCTTCTCTTTGGTCTCAGGAGACTTACCTGCGTCTACCTTTGCCTCGTCGATGATATGCTTATTGTGCTGTTTAGTTGTATGATCCATAGATCCACACTTACCACAACACTTCTTCTCTCCGTGTGCCACGTTAGCCTCCAACAACTTGGACTTGCTCTACAATGACATCTGCACTACCAGCAGTTAATTTAACTGCACGTTGCACCACAGGTCTTGTACCAGCTTCAACCTTAGCAGTTGCTAATGCATAATCAGCAGATGCACCAGATGCATCAATATCAGTAGTAATAGTAGAGTCAGTAATAGATGCGACTATTTTGCCACTACCAGCAGCAGAGACAAACGCTGCAACAAATGCAGTGTCACCACCATTAGAAGTAGAAATATAATCTTGAGCCGCAAAGTTATGCCTTTGTCCAGCACCACCAGTAATGGTGAGTACCGTAGGATTGGCATCCGTTGCTGCCTCTATTGTAGCTGACTTAGGTTTACCAACTGAGATTAACTCAGGGACTCCTGCTGCCAAAGTAATGGCAGGACCAGCATCAACTTGTATAGATGACGCTGAAGTTGCTAGGACACGCACTACTCCAGACTTAACTGTTATGTATGCGGTTCCAGAACCACTTACTGTTTGCGTATCTAATACGTTTAATACCGACATGACTTAATACTTTCCTACTATGTTATTTATCTTGCTTTTGTTTTAGGAACTTAGCAAGTTCTGCTGTGCTACCAACAAACATGGTGTTGTTAGTAACTTGTTTGTCTGCTGAGGATCCTTTAGGATTCTCAATTTCATTGACTTTTTTATGAAGATCAGCAAGTTTATCAGCAACGTCACCGACATGCTTGATCATTTGACCTGCTACTTCATACGCCCTTGGTTGATCACTGCTCTGAGCCACTTCGAGGATGCCGTCCACCGCTTCCTGACCTTTTTCAATAAGCGAGTAGAGATTTGCCCTCGTGTAGTCATAGTCTTTCTTGAGTTGCTCCGTAGTCGTCGTTGGTACAACTTCCATCTTATGCTCCTTTTTAGGAACAATAGATGTTTCAACGTCCAAAGCCTCTTCGATCCCATCAAACTGTTTCATCTTGTCCTGTAGTTGGGTTCCACTGTTGGGAATCAACAAACTCACTCGTTAGCTCATTGAATCCAAAGTTATCATCTGCATTAGCGTCAACAGGATCAGGTTGTACTGAGTACCTGATCTCTCTTGGTGCATTAGGTGCATTCTCAGTATCAGTTGAGTAATCAACTATTGCCTTCTTAATAACATCACCAGACTTATCTTGGACAGGACCGTATAGGTAAGTCTTAGCAACGAATTGTAAGGTATATACTAATGTTCTACGAGTATCATAGTCACCTTCATAAACATCTTCATAATTTATTGATGTTAATGTAACAGGATAGTCCCTACTCTCATCCATTGTTGGAACTAGATTCAATGTAATATTGAAACTAGGTTGAAAGAAAGGTAATATCTGCTCAAGAATCTGAAGACCATCGTCTTGATTCTTTGCCATTATTGCCAACTCAAAATTCAAATTATATGGTACTGGCATGAAGGATTTAAACTCCTTACCATCAGCTTGTGTGTTCCTGATATATTGTGTAGGAGATACCTTTCTAGTTGCATCATAATTAAATCCTTGTATCTCAAAGGATATTCTAGGAAGAGTTATCTGAGTAGAAGTCTTATTAAGACCAACAGAACGTAAACGCTCTAAGAATTTCTGACGGGGACCATATGCCAAAGGCACCTTCATCACCTCAGTCTTTCCTGATGTCACACGACGCAATTCAATATTATTGAACAGCGTACCAAAACCGACTACTGTCTTCTTGATAATTTCGTGATATGAATATGTTCCTAACATTAGATACTACTTCCTTTGTTTCCAAACTCACCAAAGGGATTAGCCTCAGTGAAGTCAATGATATTATCAGCCTGAGTTTCAATTTGCCAGTTGGCCTCAGAATCTGTGTTTTGATTATTTAGGGTATTATATGTAGCACTTGTCCATGCAGCACTAGATGTGTCTCCTGTAATAGTCTCAGGTATACTAAAGATACCAGATCTATTGTATACCACCAACTGACGTGTGGCACTATTCCAAGACTTGACTGTAGCAGTTACATTAGAGTTACCACCTGTAACAATCTCATCAGCAACAAAGTCTCCACTACCACCTTCAGCAACATTGAGACTTATTGCATTGGCATAGTTGACCTCAATTGCATCAACCGCAGTGATTCCTGTGTCGAAGTCTTCGTCACTGTACTGGAAGAGTTCACAGCGTAAACCCCACGTATATTGCTTACCCAATGTAAAAAATGGGACTTCATACTCGACAAACTGGATCTCAAAGATCTTATCTGCCATGGGGAAGTATACGAGATCGCCTTCATTTGGTCTACCCTCCACTATTAAGGTTGCGTTGTCATCGACGGCAGCAGTAAACCTAGTACGTGATATAACAAAAGTACATTGATCTGCTATCTGCACACCAAACTTGGTAAACATATCACCGTCACCACGAAAGCCCGTGTTGTCTTCGATGTATGCTTCTATTTCATACGCACCATCAAACTTTGACATAGTATCTTCACCAAACACTGTGTCTTCTTTTACTAAAGTCCGAGGTATGTAATAAACATTCTTACCGAACATCTTAATTTGCTCATCGACAAGACTCTGTTGTAAGTCTTGCTCACCTGTAGATCCTTGAGAAAAATAAGTGTTAGTAGCCATGTTATCCTATCATATCTAGTGGTGGAGTTTCCCATTCTGTACGTAGTTGCTCATCCAAATCTTTTAACTCTTGGACTGCATCATTGTATATCAT